TCCCATACAACCATTTGTTCCACTGGCAATAGCTAAAGTAGATCCTAATTTACTTATTCTTACTGTACCGTTCACATCTAATAATTGACCTGGATTTGTTGAACCAATCCCAACATTATTTGTGGTGTTAATGCCTACATTACCCGTGACCCATAATTGAGAAGAAGATGATAGTCCTGTCAATCCCGATCCATTACCAATAAACGCCGTCGCCCGCACGGTGCCGATGACGTCGAGCTTTTGACCTGGAGCTAAAGAGCCAATACCAACATTGCCTGCAAAATAATTTAAATCACTTGCCCCAGCTCCATAAAAATCATACGCTTTTGTAATTCCAGACATTAATATTGGATTAACATACACGCCATAGCCAGTTCCAATTGTACCGGTTCCACTGGCTATAGTTACAGTTGCATTTAAAGCATAGGCACTTGTCACAGCGGATGCTCCACCATTAATGCGTACGTAAAATGTTCCTCCATCTAAATTTGTTATGGCTCCTGTTCCCGCTCCTGTATCGTCTGCAATCATTGATAAACCTTGAGCAGAACCCAGTGCCGTGCCAGTATCAGTTTGATTAATATTCATACGAAACTGCGAATTAATTTCATTCTGGTTTGCACTTAATGCAGATGTTGTATAATTCGTAACAGGATAAAAACCTATTCGGCCGCCCGAATTAGTTGCATTATCAGTTGAATTAATTTGTCCCCATACTTCTAATTTAGCAACTGGATTCCAAGTGCCAATGCCTACATTGCCAGATATCCCAACATTACCGCTCCCTTCTATTTTCTGACCTGCATAAGTCCCAAACGCCCCTCCTCCATTAACATCTAAAGCATTAACCGGCACCCAAGTGCCAATTCCCACGTTGCCGTTCATGACGGAGAGTGCCGCTCCTGCGTTGGTGATCGTCGTACCAATTCCGACATTGCCGCTGTTAGGCAGATAGACGTCGTTGGTGTTGGTGGTCGTCCATTGAGATGATGTGACAGGTAGACCAGTCAAATTTGCCCCATTACCAATAAATGATGTCGCCCTAACATTCCCAACAACATCCAATTTCTGTCCAGGAGACGCAGATCCTATGCCTACATTACCTTCAATAATCATGCCATTTGTAGGAGCGACATAGGTACTATTGATATAATAATCATATCCAACCTCTTGGTTTCCGTTAACTACAAAAACATTTCCGGTGTGTGGTTTTAATGGGCCACTGTTCGGGTTTCCTATTAAAACTTGATCCGTATCCCAAACCGTAACAGGATCTATGTTTGAAGAACTTCCAACGGCAAATAAAGGCTTACTTGCGTTATTAGTTGATCCGAATATTCCTAATCCTGAAAAGAACCCGCAAGCTGATGCTGTAGGGACTCCATTCTCATTCGTAGGGCCTGGACAACCAGCAGATATCCCATAATAAACACTATTATTATAAACTCCAAAGAAAGCGTTTGATGTGTCAAATATTATATTTCCAGTTGTTAAATCTGTGCCTATATCTAAAGGAAAAATAGTATTCGAATTATTAATGCCTAAACCAGTGGAATACATTTGACCATTAGCATTTATTACGGCGTTAGCATTTCCAGGAGATCCTAATGCCCCTGAAAAACCTGCGTCAATTTCACCAAAAGCTGAATACCCTCCGCTTTGAGTTAAATTTGAATAAGCATCATAAGTAAAATTAGGAGAACCTTCTACCGTATTTGTTCCTGATCCAAATGCCACTTGTTCTGAATCTATTGATCCTCCAATAGTTCCACCCGAAGCAATACCCGTTAAACCTGATCCGTTCCCAATAAACGCCGTCGCGCGCACCGTGCCAGTAACGTCGAGTTTTTGCCCTGGATTTATTGAGCCTATGCCAACATTACCAGTGTTATAATATATATTGCTACCTGCAGTTGTCCACTGAGATGATCCTCCTCCACCGCAATTAGAATTAGTGTCGGATGGTTGGCAAACAGACACAGGTGTTCCAGAAGGGTATCGAACAACATTAACCGTTGCCCAAGATGAACTAAGGAACAGTATTGAAAATATTGTCCAAAGTAGTCCAACCCGTAAGGCTTGCGGCAATTGCCAAAAGCCAACTTGTTCTATATGAGCTTGGGCCATTAACATAGAGATATTGTCCTGTTGATATTTGATGACGCTGAATTATCCATTTTCCACTAATATTCACATAACCAAAATACTCATATCCACCAGAAAATGCTGGAATAGAATTTGAGTAGGCGTCAGTTCCTCCGGTAACGCTTGAGTCCCATTCATCATGGACTTCATAATACTCGCTACCTTTGCCATAAATCGTACTGCGTAATGGGCTAACTAAACTCATATTTTAATCCCATTCTTTTCGCAAATTTCTCTTACCCTTTTAGAAACTTCATCATCAAGGGACTTTGATCTTTTTTGATTATTCTCTGACTCTCTCTCCATCAACTTTCTCTTCTCGTCTATCTGTTGATTAGCTATGTCTGTGTGCATCTTTAAATCTTTTTCAGCCTGTGCCGCTGCCTGAATCCTAAGATTAGCGGATGCGTGTAATTCATTAGCCTCTTTATGAAGATCGACTACCCTCTCCACCTTCTGACATTCAGCCTCACGAGATTCAATACTTTTATGTCTTTCTTTTAATTCATATTCCTTCTTTTCTGATAATGTCTCGCGCTCATTGATTGACCGCAACTTCCCTTCATACTCTTTGATAAGTGACCTTGCCTTATCTAAACATGAATGAAGGTCTAAAAGTAATTGTTCCATGATATTAAGTCCTCCTTAAATAATTTAAACTTGTTTTTCTTTTTCAGCTTGTACGGCTGCGAGTTCGTCTTTAGCCTTTACGATCTCAGCTTGTACGGCTGCGAGTTCGTCTTGATGTCCTTCAATTTCTTTGGCTAAAATATCTCGTTGATTATGAATCTCTTGTAAGATAGCGATATTCTCTGCGCTCGCTTGATGATTCTCTGATTCTAAGGCTACCTTATTTTTTAAGGTATTTAGTTTTGAGGTTTGCTCTTGGAGGTAAGTATCAAACTCACCTTTTTTAATTCTCAATGCACTTGTTGCGGCGTCGATGTCTTTCAGTATTTTTTCATTATCCGACTTTATTTTATTCATTTCTGCCAAACGTTCTTCGGTTGTGTTGATGGTATCTTGTGCCATGTGATTCTCCTTTTTTATTATTGCCATTGAATGTCTGCGGTTACTACCCCTGTACTCCTGTACCCAAAATAAATTGCCGTTGTGAAAAGATTTGTCGTTGTGTAAGGGCCACAAACTCCTGTAAAATTAGCTCCATTTGCAACTATATGACATCGAGCAGAACCAACGTTAGAGCCAACTGTTTGACCTTGTGCCAATGTTTGTGCTGACGTAGCATCCCATAGCCATGCCTCATCACCTGCGGACCCGCCTTTGAATGTTATAACCGCATTGTATACATATCCGCTGGACGCTTTAACTTGGACGTCTGTGTTATACTCTTGTGAAATAACATTGTCCGGCAAAGCCCATGCCCTACCGCACAACATTAAAAAACCTAAAATAAGTAATAATTTCTTCATGTGATCCCCCTTGTTTAGAATTTAATACCAACTTTGTTTAAACCCTTTAAAGCATCCTCAAATTGTTTTTCTATTGCTTCCACTGGGTCTTTATCCAGTGAGAAGGCATCGACACACTTTGAAGCTTCTTTAAGTTTCTTTAAAACCTCTTGCGGAGTTTTTCCACCGGCCACCAAACAACAAACGACCGAGTTTCCTTTTATAGAATAGACTTTATCTTTGTCTTGGCCTACCATTTGAAACCTTACCTTGTCATAATCTTTGGGATCAACCTTCATCTTCAAGTTATGCGTTAGAGCATGTTCAGAAGACAAAGCAAAGCTTCCAATATAATTGTAATCACATTCGACCTCTACGTCTTCATTTTTACCTATTTTATATATTAGTTCTGACCAATTATTAATAAATACCGGATACATTTGTCCCATTGGTGCGGGAAGACGCGCTGTGAAATCAATAAGATACGACTCATCTTTTGATACCACTCTGTCCTCTGTGCTTACAGCCCCCCTGTAATCCATACGCTTCATTAGCGGGGCCAACGGTTCAAAGTTGTTACGTAAGCACTCTGGGTACTCATCCAGATCAAGAGCCACCTTGTTTATACAAAGATTCTTTGAAATCTCAAAACCCCAAGAAAAAGGGATGAAATTCCCATTTCCAAAGAACATGTCAACGCCGGACTGACAAGCGGCCTCAATAGGGTCTTCCACGACAAAGACTTCTGTTTCTTTAAATATACCCAATGTGACCGCGCGTTCATTTATAATTTCTTCGTCATCTTCCCAAGATGTAAAAAAGAAGCTCTCGGTATCATCCCTAAAAATATTTGTCTTCACATACTTACCAGGATTCTTCTTTAAGTAATTAGAAAGATTTGTGATGCCTTTTAAAACCTTATACGGGCCAACGGGAAGATTATAATGCTCTAGCCATTGTTTAAGAAATACCCGATCATGCTCCAACTTTTCCCCTCTACCTGCGCCGAATACAGACTTCTCGGGATGAGCCTCCCGAAGATAAGCAATAAGATCATTGTTAGATACGTCAAAGTTGCAAATACAATCAGAGCTAAGAACGTGATTAAAAAACCAAAGGTCTTTCTTAATATTTCCATAACCATATCCCTTCATCTTATCTTCGATTGAGGGAAACGGCTTACCCCAAGGAGAATAATAAATAACTTCATTTTTTCCACCATCGGAGAGGGCCTCTATTTGAGGAACATATAAACCGTTATCAATGGCTAATATTTTCATTAGAACCATCTCCCACTTGTTAGAACAAGCGTTTGCCAATACATTCCTATAAAAGAAACAATAAGAAGCCCAGAAATTAAAAGTAATATTATATTTCCAAAATCTATTTTCATTTTGTCTTTCCGCATTTTTTACAAATCCAACCATGAGAATTAAAAGGATCAATTAATATCCATTCGTGCATCCCAATGATACATAACATGCTAATTTTTTTTATTACCATATACTTCTTCTTCCATGCCATTTAACACCTTTGGCTCGTACTGTTGAAATTCGCAATGCTGTTTCCAATCAACACCGATAAATACTGACATCATTCTTTCAATAACCTCGGCCATAAAATGCTGATTGCGATATGGAGCGCGGGGATCATCACCTGGCTCTGCGTCTTGATCCCACTTTCCATCTGCCCGTTCTTTTTCAAACATAATATCAAAGGCCATAACATCCGGTTCTTTAATTCCAAATTTCTTTAAAAGGTACTGTTCTACAAGCTCATGCAAAGCCACCAAGAACTCGGAATCTTCGCTTTCAAGTCGCTTGACCCTTATGTGCGTTCCTTTGTCATCGTCCCAATAGTCCCCAAGAGTGCAATAACGATGTTCTGATTCAGGTATCGTCTTGATGTCAATATTAAGCATACGCCTCCGTTATCATCTTCTTTAGTTCGACGTTCAAGTTATTCCTTGTCGCCTTCTTCTTCCTGACGTACTTGATTTTCTTTATTATACGTAATTTATGGACATTTGTATTGCTCATTGCATTTTATTTTGTTTCGTGGTAACCTTCATATATGGGATTCGCATTGAAATTTTATACTATTATTACCTACTTTGTCCTCGCAGTGTTTGTATATAAATGCCTCACTGAACCACATTTCCTTACAGGATTTATTTATCGGTAAATATCGTCATTCCCTTGATTAGTCTTTTTATAATGTTCTTCGTCATTCTTTCCCCATCCTGTTAATTTCTCTGCGCCCACAACAGGCAACCCTGTAGCCGCCCCTGCAAACTCCAAAGTTTTCTTTAATTTCTGCCCAGGGTGTTTCTTGGTGTTCTTCGCATTAACCGCATCCAAAGCCATCTGTATATACTCGAACATTGGTATGTTGGTATCTTTACGACCAGACCTAATGTCATTGATAACGTCTTCCACTAATGGAATACCAGTTACCATTTGAGATACTTCCATCCCTAAAAACCCACCTTCTTCTTTTGATTTCTTAACTGCGAATATCCCCGTTCCGGTAACGGCCGCAAGCCATAACATAGGCAATATGTTGTTCATAATAATCTGTGAGAAAACTTGAGCCATTCGCATCTTACCATTAGCCATTTTTGCAACCATTTCAGTCTGAACATTCCAAAGTTTATTAACGTGACCACGTAAGAAAGTTATCTGCCTTGCGCCTTCACCACCCCTGAATATATCCGGCAAATAGGTTATCCCGCCCATAGGTTGAGTACGACGCACGACTCTCTCCGCTTCATTGATTAAATGTTTTTTATCCGTGATCCCTTGATCTTTTAATGCCTGTTGCGTTCCAAGGTAAACAGCACGACGTATGATTAAATCAGACTGTTGGGTTAAGAACATCATCCCTGCTTGAAACTTATGATATGCGGTTAATGACCCTGTCCTCTCAAAGAATCCCCTATCAGAGAACATTTCTTCAAGTTCTCTTTGTTGACGTAAACTAGCATGACGCATCATTGAAGATTCAGCGTCTATTTGTGCAGACATTTTTTTATAGTTCAATAACATCTTGGGAAGCATCTTTAGCGTAGCACTCTTTCCGGCCATTTCTGCCCCGTAGAATAACCCAGTCCATTGCTTTAGGGCCGGTGAAGGATTCAAACCTAAGAAAGCAGATGTAAGGTTCATGCGGGTCCCGCGGCCCAACCTTGAAAACCAATCTGTTTCATAAAGAAATTTACCTCGCGCGGTATCGCTAACCCATTTCCTTAAACTGTTGTAATAAAATTCTCCAAAGTCTTTGTGGTTGACGATTGCGGCCTTTAGGTCTGGATGATTGACAATCTTGTTTGCGTTCCTGATCGCTTTGGCAAACGCTATATAATGCTCTACCTTGTCAATGTTGCGCCCGATAGTTCCAAAGAAGTTCCATTTCTTAAAAGCCTTGTTTCCCCCTGTGCGGGTCTTTAACATTCCCTTGTCAATGGAACCCTTACGGTAATCACTTCTTAAGGTGTTCTCCCAAAGCATGTCATCCTCTGGCGAAACGTCTTCAAGATTTTGTATCGGGAAATAATTATCTTCTTGTTTGGTTACGACCCCTTCCAGTTCATACCTTAAATCTGCCAATTCTTTAAAGCGTTCATTGTAATACTGCCAAAGTTTCCTGACAGCCATCTTGTCTTCTTCGGACAAATTCTTTTCTACTTCTTCAAAGTCTTTGTCAGAAACGCCCGTGGCCTGTGCGTGAGCGCGTTGAACATCATTAGCGGAGTTGGCATACACCCACATTGCATCGTCAATTCGTATCTTGCTATTTCCCAAAGGAATGGTCTTATTAAAGTCTGACGGTTTCTTGTAATTGAAAATATCGTTTGTGGCTTTGTTGGCCTTGTCGATATTATCCATCGAGGTGTTTGTGGCCTCATGCAGAGGTTGAAATAGTTTATTGTATAAAATCCCTCCGTTATCAAGATTGTCCAAAAACAATATCTGGACTTCGGGCATAAGGTTTGAGATTAAATATTCCCGAGGATTAGATCCGTGCTTCTTGGCCGCCTCTGCCATTGCTTTAAATATTCCTGGGTCATTCTTCTTTAAATCTTCATGGAATTTATTGACAAGGGTTATTCCTTTTCCACCCGTGATATTCTTGACAGCTTCATCAACCACGGATTTTAAATCACGAAGACCTTTAGCTTCTATTAGCTTATCCTTTAATCGTCCCATGCGGTAAATCTGTCCCACCATGTTATTCAAATCCCTTAATTGAGTTAAGGTAAGGTCATTTAAAGGGGTCTGGTAAGCGGCATCTAAGACATCTTGTGGTATTTTAATTTCATCTCCGTTGGCTCTGGACTTCTCAATGAACTTACGAAGGCTTTCACGCTCTGCTATGGTCTTGCCCGTGCGCTTGCGTAAGTCAAAATTCTTTAAAATGTTATCCAGTTGCTCTTTGTATTCAATCGGCAAGCCCTCTGTACTGTCCTTAATACGTTGTAGGGTTGCGGCGATCTTGTTCATTTCTTCAACGGCTTTTTGTTTGTAATTGGCGTACACTTCTAAAGCGGATTTCCTTTGGACTTCTTCTATCCGGCCTTTTTCTTTGCCAATGGCAATTCCTTTCTTGAAACCTTCGGCGTTAGCCTTTTCTTGGGCATCCTGTACGTCTTTAATGATGTCCTCAATTTTGGCCTGTCCTACTTCTTCTTTGATTTCATTGACCCTAACTTTTCCGAGGTTAAGTTCAACAATTTGATTATGAATTTGGACATACTTCTGACCGACCTTATCAAGTTTTTGTTCCAGTCGTCCGGTAGAGAATCCACGCTTCTTGTCCTGTTCAATCTGTTTGCGTAAGGCTTCATGTTCCCCCCTTATTGCATCTGCCTGACCGTTCAGGTAGTCGTATCGTTTCTTTAAAAGGCTTGAAGGGCTTACGGGTGATGGGACTTCGTAAGGGGCTAACAAAGCAGAGTGAACAGCCTTTAGGCGATTAGCTTCTTCCCATTCTTTCATCAATTCAGATTTTAATTTTATTCCTTCGCTTTTGAATACTGCGTAATGAGTAGCTGGGGCATTGGTAAGACCTACTGCATCGTCAAGATTTTTAATTATCAGACCGTCTTTCCCTTGTTTTTTTGCTTCTTTAATTTGTTCGTTGAGCCATGAATCAATATCTCCTTCATCTGATAACTCTTGTGGAGTTTTTCCTTTTGCGTCAACTGTGAACATATCCAAATCTTTATTTAATACAGCCTCTTTTACATCAGATAATTCACGACGATAATTAGATTTATCGTAAGTGTCCATTTCTTCTGCTTGACGCAATAAATCATCGTGCTTATCCCAATCGCTTTGCTTACCACTTTTTTGAGCTATCTTTTCAGCGACATCTGCTTTATCAAGCAATGCTTTAACTGGCCCTGTTTCTGCGGCAAAGATGGAGTATGCTTTTGCAACCCTTTGATTGTCTGTAAACCATATTGCTCCCTTTGCGCTCTTTGCTCCTGTGATAGAACCTCTCATGCCATCATCAAATTTATCAAATTTAGTGCCACTTCCGTGGTAAATCACATCACCTTTTGACTTAACGTATTCTTCTGCCGTCTTAAAGTTCTGTGGCCCTTCTATGGCTTGTTTTCTTTTTTCTTCCGGTATGTCCTCTGAATGACCATTAGGAAGGTTATATGGAGGTAATTTTGAACCTTCACGGGTAATAAACTCACCTGTTGGGGTAGTAAATCCAGCCTGAAAGTCCTTTCCCTCAACTGCCTTATCCTTACTCATTCCCATCTTCTCCAAAGCATCCTCATGGTCAATGCCTATGGATGGTTCCTTACCTTTGACAAGAACTGTGGGTTTTAGGCCGAAAGCGGGGTCTTCTTTGGGAAATGGCAGGGATTCTCCAACGTCTTCCGTTGTCAGGCCTTGCAATCTAAAAGGCTGATGCAGTTCCAAATTTGCCTTTAAATTGTTAAAATAATTTCCTTTGTTTATAATGTTCCAAAGTTCTCTCTGACCTTGGGAATGTACGGACTGCCATGGCCTGCCGCTATGCTCTGCCATAGCCATGATATTATCCCCGTACTGTGGGGATTGCGTGATCTTATTGAATAGCATCCTGTCTTGCCCGGCCTTGCTCATTGATTCAAAAGCCTCCGGTAATGCGCCTAAGGGGTTAACTGCCATTGTAGCGGTAAATTCTGCCAGGGTTCCCCATACTGCAGCGGTCTGGTAATTGGTTTTACCGAAGATATGGGGATTCTTCATAATAAACTGGCTTGTGGTGTCAACGCTGTTTGGCTCGTACAGACCGCGCATAGCATTGTCCCAAAGGCCACTTGTTAGGTTCTTAAAATCATCACCTGTCTGTTTAGGTTTTTCTTTGTTTGTTTCAACGCCTCGCATCATGTCAACAACGCCAAGACCCGCAAAAACGCTTCCAAGTGCCTGTTGATCTGGATTGTTATGGGCAAGATCAGGTTCGACCATTTTATTGGTCATGGGTCCGCGCTGCAAATCATCCACCTTTTGCATAGTTCCGCCACGGTCCGCTTCTAAATCCCCCTGGGGACGCTTATATCTACCTGTGGCTAACTGTGGAGGCGTCTTCAAAGGCTGTGCGTTCTGAATATCAAACTTAGGCGTAGGTGCAATCTGCGGCACGTTCTTTAAGACATCAGGAGTAACTTGATCTGTCTGCTGATTATCCACCGTATTTATCTCCAAAGCTTTCGTTGTCTTCCGGCTGTCCACCGCCATCTGGTGTTGTTACCCCTCTGTTTCCATCCTCATCTTGTTCGGTCAGTCCTTTATCTGGATAGCCTGCAATCTCCGGCCTATCTAAAAGAGTTTGCTCTTTGCTGACATCATGGGCAGTTTTAATGTAATCCTCTGGGGGAACATTACCATCCGTTATTTTCTGAATGAAACGTCTGGTCATTGCCAAGGTTTTATCATCTGGTTTTTCTTGCTTCGTAAAGTCCGGCAAGTGTTTTGCAAATGGAACTGAATTGTGAAGCCAATCTAAAGAAGACTTTAAGTGTCTTTGAAAATTATCCGTTGCGTCCTTTTGGGTTTGTTCTAATCCAATAACATCTTTGACGCTCTTGTATTGTCCGCCCAAAGGCATGATTCTTAAATTGTAAAGTTTGTCCCTATCCTGTGGAGATAGTTTATTGTCGTTATATTTATCCATGATGAAATTTCTTGCATCACCAACGCCGCCATTGGCAAGATGGGCAACAGCTTCTAAATATGTTTGTCCGTCGGTGCTAGGGGAAACCATCGTAGTACCCTTAGTAAACTGATTGAAGGTCTTGCCATTGATCTGTCCAGTAAAGTATTTTTCCTCGGCGTGTTGCTCTAGGCTTGGGTCATTGGTTTGTTTCATCAACATTAAATCACGGGCATTGGACTCTTGAATATTATCCATGTTCCTTTTTTGTTGGTTTTGAAGGAAGGTCTTTTTACGGTCTAGTTTTTTTAAAGCGACTTGCTCATCAACATCCCGAAGACTGCCGTAGTCGCCATTCTGTATCTTATCCCTTATAGTATCTGCCGCTTTAGGGTCTTTGATGATTGAAATATCATTGAGGGCTTTCCCGTAACCAAAATTATAGTTCTGCAAGTCTTTGTGATAGCTGGCCCATTCAGGATTAACGCCGCCGGATTGAATACGCTCATCAACGTAATCATTGTATCTTTTCTTTATGTCCGCTTCTTGCGTTGGGGATGTGGCGTAATTATATTCTTGCTGTGCTGCTGTTGCCCTGGCGTTGACATCAAACTTGCCCTGTTGCAGTATGCGCCCTTGGATCATTGTGTCTATGGCCGTCTGCTTTGAATCCTTCATGCGGGTTGCTTCTACCATGAATTGATTTCGGGCTTCTGGGTCTTTGATAGAGTCAGCGGCGTTACGCATATTCTCATCAAGAGCATCTTGAGAGTTTTTAGAGGCGTCAGCTAGGTCGGTATCAGTGCGGTATTTATCGTGCGTGGCGTCATTGGCTTCTGATAGTTGAAGAATGGCCTTGCTTCGTTCATTAAGGCTTTGAACCTTCTGAACTTTCTCTCCTAAGTCAGACAACATTTTCCCTGCGCCAGAAACCATATTGCCTAAGTTTGCGGCAAGTTTCGGGTCTTCCGGTGTTGGGTTAAGACTGTTTTGTGATTGATATACTGGAACTTGTACCACGATATTCTCCTATGCCATTAATGCTAACATTCCAATACCTTCTGCGCCCTGCAACAATGAGCTAGCGGCTCCAAACTCCCCTTGCTCCTTGGCAACCTTGCCAGCGTATGTATCCATATTGGCCTTAGATTCTGCATTGTAGGTGTTTATCTGTTTGTCCATTTCAAATTGTGATGCCGTATTTAACGCTACGTCTAAAGGCGAGCCGGTCATTTCAACACCAGCTTTTGCATAAGTTGCTTGCTGTGTTGAAAGGGTAGACGTTTCTGAAAGTCCTAACTGTTGATTAGCAAATTCCCCCTGCATCAATGCAAGGCTGGCGTTGTAGTCATCGGCTTGCTGTGACTCATCCCCTGACACAATATCCCCGAAGGCGCTTAATATAGATCCTCCCGCTTGCAGTCCCTGTGGCAACGTAAGGCTATTACCGGATGAGTCAACAGTCGATGCTTGAATATCCGGAGCCGATGGCATTGTATATGGAGAAAGTGAATCAGAACTTCCATCCGCCAACATATTAAATTGTGCTAGTTCGTCGCCCATTATTTGTCTTCGCTCACTTCCGACCTCATCACGCTAGCCAACAACATAAAAGGTAAAGGGTCTGTCCCCGTCAATACCGGCATACAATAATCATCCCACTGTGAATCAATACCGACTGCGTGAATATCTCCCGTCGCTAAAGGATTATAGCTTGGCGCAATATTTTGATTTAGTTGGTTCTCTGGATTAGAATATGGCAACGCATATAAATGACTTGCATCCTGTCCAAAAAATCCACCCAAGCTCTGCCATACCCTTAACACAATATCGTACAATTTACGCTTCTTCCCTTGATTGACCGTCTGACCATCCCCACCTAAAGGCAACCATTGGAGAGTCCATTTGTAAGGCAATCCTATTGAAATATTCCAAGCAGGTGTTGGCAATGTTACCCCGTTATTATAAGTCAAACTTAAAACATTATTTCCATTCGTAACCACTGCAACCGTCTGACCGTTTAAATGTGAAGGCCCTGACACCGACGAAACATAAGCATGTATACGTCCACCTGTTTGATAAGAATAAGAAACATTCGCAACGATCTTAAAATTATTTGTATCAACTACATACTGAACCGTATATGATTGATTATTTAATCCACCATTAAATCCATTGACCCCTTCAATGAAAATCTGTTGACCAACACTTAGGCCATGTGAAGGAACTGTTATTGTGAGTACTGAAAGAGCCATTTAAACCTTAATAAGCAACATTAACTTCTGAATTATAGGAATCAAGATTAATTTGTTGATTCTCTAAAGCTGTGTCCACGGTATCCACATCAGCTTGGTTTATGGCATTAGCCTGAAGCAAAGAAGATAAGAGATTAGCCAGCCCTTGGAAATTCTTATAAAATGTCATGTCCTTAAGAACGGCATAATACGGGAATAGCTCTGGATTACTTACAAGACTTGTTTGGGCTAACTGTTGGACAAATTGATCTGTGCTAAAATTTTGAACAGGATCTTTGTAAATAGATATCGCATCCAAAGAAATCTCATTAGGAACAGATGTATAGGTCTCTCCATTAGGAAGATTGACCGTATTCCCTGTGTTAATATCATTATCATACTTACCAATGACGTGACCATTACTATCACTGACATAACCGTATTGAGTGATGATTACGGTTGAAGCACTAGCGTTGCTGCATAAAATTAAAAAAATACATAATATTAAAAATCTCATAATTTACTCCTTATTGAGTTTTTGTAAATTCTGCTACCGTATAAATCTCTGTCCCAAAACTGTTCGGGACCCCTAAATCGCTTGTAGTGCTATTTGACAAAGCTTGATATTGTACTGACAATGCGGATGGGACGGATAAAGTAAATTGCCAATAAATAGTACTAGTAGCATTAACGTATCCACTTTGATACGCGTATCCTGAAGTACCTAAAGCTATTAAGGAAGAAGATGTGTTGTTATATAACCTGATTTGATAATTATTGGTCGTATCACATGGGCTCTGTACATGAGTTGTATATACTCCGGCAGGTAACACCATTTGATTTGCAGACGTACAGGTCGCGATGGGAGCACCATTTCCAGTACATAAAGTAGCAATATTGGAACTATCAATATCTTTAGTATTTAATGTTCTGGTTTGCCAAGACCCGGTAGTAGCTGCCCCTCCGGGGGTTCCAGATGTTTTTTGGTCAGAAAATCTTATATATGGGGCTACGTAAGACAAATTTCCAGCACTATAAGACATCGGAGATACTGCTGTGACGTTTGTATACCCGCCGCTGCCATTTCCAGCTAATAAAGAACTTCCTGTTGTTTGAGAACCACCAGCGGGCCATGCTGTTTCGCATACGTTGTTAAGGCAAAGTTGAGGAACGTAAGTAACCACCGCCGAAGTAAGGCTAATCCCTGGAACATCTGTAACGTCGCTGTTCTGTAATGCCGGTGTACTCCCACTTGTCTTTGCTACCGGAATGACATTAGCTGTTAGTGTCGCCCACGCTGGAACACTAACCATCAATGTTAAAATAATACTTAAAAGTATTCTCATATTTCCCCCTATGTCGTTATCGGATTTCCTGAATCATCAAATACCACATTTCCTGAATCATCAAAAACAAAATTACCAGTGACAACTGACATTGCAGTAATGCTCAATGTGTCATTGTACGTCAAAGAAGCGTCAAGTCTAACAGGTTCCCAATAATTATTGAAAAGCTCATCGGTAAAAACTTCTACCCAATAAACTTCTACTCCGTTAATCTTTCTTTGGCAAATACACCAAATTTGATCGTCTGCACCGTCAATGGGAATAATATCAAGGCTTATGAATGTTCCCTCTAATCCCCCAGGGATAACGCCATCAGATTGACCAGCCACTATCCTTGACCATCCCTCTACCTGTTGATCGGGGTCGCGGGTGAATACTGCAATCTGTCCATCCGCACGAACTACCCAAATACGGTCATACGGGGACACTTGGGAGGCCATCTGCACCGCGCCAATGCCATCCCTTAAAATATGATCCGCTAAAACCATCATATTTGTGGCTTTGTACTTGCTTGTAATCAAGTCATAGGTTAATTGCCTAATCGTAAATGTGTTTGCTTGAATATAAAATAAATACCCGCCAAGCATGACTGGAGGCTGATACATGACCCCATAGTTATTGTCAAAGGTTATGTTAGGCGGTGTCGTTGGTGAAATCCCAACAGCAGGACTTCCATCTGCCGCCGTGATACTCCCGCCGGATGTTCCTATTTCCAAAGCTGTATCAGATGCCAGCCATCTTCCAGTATTCGCTTGACTTGCGGCTATCTGATACTGATAAGCGTCTGAATCTGTAGTCGTCCCCGATGAAAAATCATCATACGTGTCAACCGTTGACCCATACAAAGTTTGTCCCATAAGATAAACCAAACGCCCTTCATGGAACACAACAGCCGAAGGGAATCCCCGATAAGTTGAGAAAGCCCCTTCTGCCCAAAATGTCGTTGCGCTTGTTCCAGCCAGATTACCCGCTGTCCCATTCGGTTCTGCTTGTACCGTTCCATTTACATGTGTACTGTCGGTAAAGGCCGTAATTAAAACAACCCCGCTATTGGCAACGCTTCCATCCGTACCGACTTGCCATAGGCTTCCAACATGTCCGGAGTTGAAGATTGCCGTTGACGCGGTTAATGTAGTCGTTCCGGTAGCTGATGACGGTGTGATCGTTGTTGCTGAAACATTCAAAGGTCTAAAGGGGCCACGCACAAAAGGAACATTGGCTATGTTAAAAGCTGTGGCTGATGTCCGGATAAGTTTCTGCGGGAAGTAGTTGGTATTGACCATGTACATGACATCCGCATTTTGCGCTGTCATAATATTAAATATATCCGCTTGAAGGAATACTGTAGGAATCTCTAAAATACTTTGAGCTACCCAATCACCCGCGGCCAAGTCTGTCGCAAAAGTTCCTGACGTATGAGATATGAGGCAATAATAAATAATTGCCGATTGAGTGACGTAGTTTCCAGGTACATAGGATGTTGATGTTTGCCATGATGTAGCGGAAGGAACGACTACCTGACCGGGTACGCCATTAAAATTTGAAAAGAACCTCATATAGAGATTGCCGATTTCCAACATGTAGGCTTGTGTTACTGAGTAAGTAAATTTACGTAGGCATGACGGATAGGTAGTAGAAAACTTTGTGGGAGCCACGTATTCAGTGCCTGGACGATTAGCGACAGAGCAAGCTTGACCGATAAGCATATTCTCGATAATTGCCGCACCGCTTGAGTAGATGGGTTTCTTATCGTCAAAGCGGCCTAATGATCTCGGGCTGACCTCTCCCAAACTCCAATTAGTCTTCCCGAGCGTCCCTTTGTAACCCATTTAGAACCCCGCCCCTGGTATAAACCATCCGGAATTATTATTGTCTTGACCTAACCCAACGGCTCCTGTAGATCCGCTTAACCTTGCCTCAAACCATGCCGTAGCCTCTGCCTGATCTGGACTTGTCGTATTTGAATCCGCGGCAATCGCTGAAATTAATTTAGCCTGATAATCTTTCTCAAGACCTGCCGCGTATTGCATAGCCTCTGAAATCTTAAAGCATAACTGGTAAGCAATCTTTGTAGCTAACGCTTCACAAGCCTTTGCGCTGAATTGTGTCAAGTCCTGTTGCAAGAAAACATATTTCATTGAAGCGATATTATTATTGTTTGTAATCATACACTCCGTCGCTGTAGCAAGGTAAGGAGGCTTGATAAACTCTTTTCGATAGAAAGCGGGTCCACTAAACAAATATGGATTAATAAAGTCAGATGGCAAAGCATAAGGATTATTGCAACCGTCATTCATTAAAGGCAATGGCAAAAGCAATGGAGCGATGCCAGCCTGTAAAGTCCAGTCCCCATTAGCGAGATCAGTGGAAAATACGCCGGAAGTATGTTGAATGGCGCAAACATAAATAGCTCCACCTTGGAGAACGTACATACCAACATTGTAAAGAGTTGACGTAACCCAAGCGGAAGGATTTAATGGTATTAAAGGAACGGTCTGTGTTGCAAATGACCAAGGATGTTCTTCTAAAAACTCTTGAAGCTCAAAAGGCCAAATATCCGAAAGATACAAGGCCGCCGGATTAGGAGATGTGGACGGGCTTGATATATCGCTGGCGACAAGACGCATACCGCCAATTTTATAAATAAATTTGTTATAAATTCCTAGTTGGGTAAAGAGCGCGTTTGACATAAAGCAAACCTCGTATACGCTAAGAAAACAACCAATAGCGGAACCATGTTAATAAACCTATCTGGCGTATGCACCAGTGCGTCTAAAACAATCATTGCAAGACCTGAAAGCTCTGCCCAAAGCTCTTCTTTGTAAAGCAATGACGCAAACCATCCCAATCCAAATATAATGGCCGCAGTCAAAGGATACCCAATCTCAAAACATAATTGGATAATAAAGTTGTGGGCTGTTTTCCATTCCATACAATGAAGTCCGGATAGGCCAAAAAATAAATCTTTATAAGTTCCGATTCCCCAACCCTTCCAAGGATGTTCATTGGCTAATCTTATTGATTGTTCCCAAATCCCCATTCGTCCCTGGTGAGCGTCCATATTCTCGATAATCTTATGATCTGCGAATGCCCATCCTATAAAAATAACACAAAGGATCAATACAAACATTCCTACAAATTTCTTATTTCTGTGTGAAAAATAAACCGCTGTTCCCATAGAAGCACAAAGAAACGTCCAAGTCGAGTGAACAAATAAAGCCACGCCAAAAGAAAAAAATAAATTAAAAATACTAAAAGGCAACAACACAGCGCCAAGGATAGTTCCAAAACTTGCCATCCACATGTGATAACCGATAGTCCCATATTGCTCTGTGTCGTGATGACCAAAATTTAATACGCTATCTTTGTGGAAATATTGCATAACCATAAATAAAATGTTTAGAAATACGATTGCTTGAATAGCCTTAAATAATATGGACCAGTCGGTTATCTTACAGCAAAGGATATAAAAATAACAGCAAGCGACGAGAGAAACGTAAGAAGTGAAGGAAACATAAGGTATCGCGCTAAAGAAACAATGAATGAATCCAATGATGGCAATGGCACGAACTGTCCACGATGTTTTAATGAATAAAGTGAATACTCCTAAAAATCCGGCAATCACGATCATCCAAGGCCAGTAATGACTAGGAGGATTTTTTATTACAATATCGACTGATGGGATTAAAGCGAGAAGGGTAAATACAAGAATTGCAAAGTATGAATATATTTTCATATCTGAAAGCAGGGGAATATTTCTACTCCCCCGCCATTCCTTTTTACACTTTGTAATTGATGGTTAATCCAGAACCAGTATAGGAACTTTGCAGAATCCATCCGTTTGTATCATCAAGATAAACAAGCGTAACAGAATCGCCTCTCTTGGTGAAAACAATGTTGTTTAATGTCAATGATTTCGTAGGAGTTAGCGTATACGTTCCACTACTACCACCGGGAGAAAAACCTATTGCCGTGATAGTCAACATCTGCCCTGGCGTACCGTTAGCCAAGTTACCAGCGGTAAAAGCAGCATTACCATCTGTGTCTAAAACTTTAAGCACATAAGTATAGGTCGGTGAAATCGTTGCTGATGTGGAAGCTAAAGAAACATACCCTGCATTAGCAAAACCTGACTCTGCCAAGTTTGGATTACATCCGATGTTGAAAGTTGATCCATCCGGTGAAATATTTGTCCCTGTAGTATTTGCACCAGAATTACAGACCACGTTTATATCCGTTGCCTCTCCAGCTAAGATTCCGTTGACTTTAACACCAACAGACGCAAAGGCAGGAGCGGTCAAAGCCATTAAAGCTAAAACCATTAATAATTTCTTAAGCATACTATCTCCTTAATTAATGCGGGTGAGGTGGCTACCAAGCACACCTTCACCCGCTGAACCTTTTTAGTCGGTTGTGTACTCCACCACGACACCGTAAATAGTACCTGTGCCTAAAGTGGCGCCGCCCGTGGTGATTAATATTTGTGCATCACCCGTGGTTAAGGCATTTGCTCCCGTACCAGGATTAGTACCGACTACATACCATCCGGTTGTAGCACTAATCATGCCTGTATACGTTGTAATACCAGCCGTTGCGATACCAGTACCGGCGCTGGCATACCTTGTGGCTAAACTAAGATCACCCACCGAGAATGTTAGTGAGCTTGTGCTTGCGCTGGATATAACGGAAACGCTTATAACCATTGCACCCTGTGGTAACGGTGCGCCCATCAAAATCGTAGAACCTGTCAATTCAGTTCCTAAACCTACATAGAAATCCAAATTGATTTTCTTGCGACCATCCACATAACCGGCTGTCATCCAGTTATAGGTAGTGGTTGAAGTCGTACCAGGAACAGGCGCGGTACGTTCTGTATAAACGACACCCTGACCTAAAAGTAATGCGGGCATATTATTCTCCTTTTAAAAGATTAAATTCAATTTAGAAAGCGTTTTCAACACAAGCAACTTGGACGATACGTGCTTCTTCCAAACGTGTTGAACCCATGCACATCTTGAGATACACTTGCCAGGCCATGTTCTTGTCGATGCGCTCATCAACGCGGCCTTCAATATCCTTTTGGATGGCTAGGATTGAAGCGTTCTTTTGCCAAAAATAATTTAACCTATGGGCAGAAGCGTCGGTCAAAAGACGTTCGCTGTGAATCCATTGGAAACCGCACCATGTACGAACTTCACCTTGCACCAACGCATGAATCACGTTGTAATCGCTGGAAGTGACTTCTGTAGTATTAAGCAAGTCTTCCAACTGTGCAGCGGTGTAAGCGGCATAGCGTTCTGTGGCTTCGACTTCACCCGCATCCAAGATGCGTTTGGCGGCCAGACACTTGGCTTTGCTCATACCGTTGCCGGTCGTGAACTGGTTATAAACAATTTGATTTGCAGAAGGGAACGTAACGGCTGTAGCTCCGGTCTGTCCTGTGTATGAAGTACCACCCCATGCAGCGATAATCAAGTCGTCCTTGGTACGATTAGCGGCGGCATGTTTGGCTTGCATCATAGCGGACTTAGGATCAACGGCTTGCTGTAAAGCATCCTTGGGGTCTTCTAAGGTGCTGGAAACGAAATAACGAGGTGTAACCATCCGGTTTGCGAAGTTGGCCGGTTGGGTTGGTGTATCAGCGAAACGGGTTGTCAACTCAACCATCGAATCGGTGGCATACTGTGGATAAAATTTAGCTGCGCCTGTCCAGTTGAAATCTTCAACGATACATCCGGCGAAACGGTTGTCAAGCTGTTGTGCCAGCAAATAAATTGCGGTGTTATATTGCTGGACGTAAATTGTATTGGGTGCGCCCATTTTAGGACTCCTTGGTTAAAGATTAAGTTTCTAATTCTTACCAAGATAGTCCCGAGGGGTCTTGTTGTTGCGGTTAGGGTTTTATTACCGTCGGGAGAAGTCCTTGCGGATAATTCCTCCCGACTGCTCTCAAATAATCCTAATTAAAGATTATAACTTCCAAAACAAAAGTCAAGAATAAATTAAATTATTTTGGTTGCATCAGCGCAAACAGATCATTCATCTTTTTGCGAGCGGCATCACCTTTGGGGCCGGATAAATAATAATCATGCTTTCCACCCGTCGATGAAATCTCCGCTGTATATTTGGCAATCTCTGCTTGTGCCGCCGTTGCGTCAGTGATAGCGGCCTTCGGTTCTTCTCCCAAAGACTTCAAAGAATCTTCTGAAAGAAATCCTGTCAACTTTGCTAATGCTCTGATGTTTTCAATTCCGCTTTCTTTTACGTTGCCAACACCGCCAACATTTTTCCAAATCTTTTGCATGTTATCCATGCGTGCGTCAAACTCACCGCCCCACTCACCGCGTAAGGTTGTTTCATTTTTTAATAACATTTCTTTCTTAGCGGTTTCTTGCTGAACCATCATGCTGGATAATTGTGTGAGCAATCCTTGTTGTACTGCATCAGCGGCTTTGTTACCGACACCGGCCTTTTGAAATATCGGGGCCAATGCTTTGACAATTCCTTCCGCTTTAACGTTTGCATGTAGTCCGGTAACGGGATTGAATTTATATCCCTCTGGTGTTTCTGGTGCGTTCTCAATTCCACCAACCATTTTCTTTGTTGAAACGTATCCTTTAGCAAGATCAGCCATTGTTTTAAACGGTGTGATGGCAGGGTCTTTTTGTAAATCCTCTGGAAGTAAATCAACCCCACCTGCCTTGACACGTGTATTTAGGGCGACATAGGCTTGTGCTAAAGAATCTGGCGTATCGAAAGAGGTGAGATCGGCATTTGTCCCAAGGGCTGCGTCTGTGTATTGAATTTTCATGGCTTATCCTTTTTTATTGTCTTGCATTTTGTTTCTGGTTAAAACGGGTTTGGCCGGAGATGCTACTGCTTCTGGTGCATTAACCCCTAGGGTTAAGGGAACTTGAATATTATCGTGAGGATTCTTTTCCACGTATGTGCGACCGTCTATAATTACAGCCTTTTGAGGGGTTCTAAAATCACTCGTCCTCTGTGATTTAGGATCAAGGGTCTTAATCTCCGTCTTCTTAATAATCCTCAATAACTGTTTAGGCCATGCTGTCCGACGCATAGGAGAGGGTTCTTGTTGGTCAATATAATCAAACCTTGCAAATGATGTCGGGTGTTCTGGGTCTGGCTTTACCTGCAATACTGTTACCGTGTGCGTGTGTCCTAAATCGTCAATGATTGCTACTGTGTCGCCTTTTTCAAGATTGTTCAGCATGATACGTCTCCTCTGGTTTGAACCATGTTGTGTCTACTTTACCTAAAATATTATTTTTTATATACATAACAACGGCCTGGCTTCCTACTTCTTCCATACTGTTGGGCTTATTGAACTCGAAGAATCTTTCCATCAGGTCAATTAGAATCAACTGACCTTCGGGCATACCGAATACTTTTTGGTATGTATAGGTTATGTGTTCGGGTCTTTCTTTGCGTAGTCTATCAAGGTTGTCTAAGTGTGAGGGGATGTCAAGCATGATTATTCCTCTCGTAAGCCATGCCACAAATAAAAGATACTCCTCCAAAAATTAATATTGATAAAATAATATTTATAACACTAAGCATACGCCACCTCAATCTTAGCCTTGCACTTCCCGCACAGTCCCTCGTACTTCCCACCAACATCAAAACAGCTTACTTCTTGACCACACCCAACAGAGGGGCATTTCTTAATCACGCGGCCTATGTCAATATCTTTTCCACACGCCTCACAGATACCTTTAAAATCTGTGCCTACTAAAGTCAATGCGTTTAGTGTCCGGCAATCAGGACATGGGAGCATTTCTTCAACGGATTGGGTTTTCTTGATTATTTGAGATAAACGCTTGCTCTTTAACTGGACTTCGTCAGGCGTTACTATCATGCGCTCTGGTGTTGGTGCGCTGTCGTCAATGACCTCAAAGCCCTGGATAATCTTCTTGATTCCTTTGCCGTCCGGTGTAGGGATAGTGGGCCCGATGACTTTAAGCACTCGGTAGTCCATGCCAACGATCAGCGGGGAAACTGTGCCGGACTGGAACTCTCTTGGGTTTAGTTTGATGAGGGTTACGATGTCTTCCTTCTCAATAGTGAATGACTTATCTATAATTTCTTTATGAGCTTGTATGGTAGCCTTTGATTTCTCTTCTACAAAATCTTTCATCACTTTAGGAACTTCAACTGGCTTAATATCTTCAATGTTTACTTGTTTCTCTTCTGCAACCTGCGGAGCAATCGCATAAAGGTCTTGATACAAGCTCGCTATCGTCTTGCAAGCCTCGTAAGGTATGCGCTTGGTATTGCCGTTATCAAATTTGACCACAAGCACAACGAGTTGAGGTGTGCCGCCGTGAAACAAAGAATCGTCTTCGCATAGTGTAATATTCATTATAAAACCTCCTTGGTCTTATAATTCAAAAATGATGTCCCAAATAAACGCCATCCATTGTCTTTATTGGGGTCTCGTAAAAATTCTTCTCCTCTAAAAAATTTATCATGCAACCGGTATGAATAAAGCATTACTTTCTGTCGCATAGGTTGGGGGTCTTTGTCGCAAACAACATCAGCAGTATTTCCTTGGTACATATCAACAATACGAAATATTTTAGGATTCTTTCGGTCTATGGGGCATCTACTTATAATCTTATCCCCACGCTCAATGACGTTAAAAGATTTATACAATACATTAACAAGAAAAACAAAAATTCGATTCTTAATTTTCATTAAACATCCCCCCCAATAAAATACTTCTTCTTCTTGTTTGGATTAGCGTACTGGTGCGGCTTGTCGGCCATATTAGCTAACAACGCCGCATGACCTTTTCTTTTGTTGCGTCTTGTTTGAAACTCTGGAAACACATGGCACTGTGGCTCTGCCAACCTAAAATCTATCTTGTGCTTTTTATACAACTCTACCTTTGGTTCAAAATCTCCTTTTTCTTCACGCACGACCCATGAACACATATTCTGCAACTGGTACTCCATTTCATCAAGCACGGAACCTTTTTGACCGAGAGGTGCAGCGGGTGCGTCTGGATCAAGGCCGTACTTCTCAAGCTCTCGCTTCTTGTTTATCTGGATAAAATCATTCCACTTCATTAACTGCTGACCGATTATATCCTTAGTCATGTGACCGCAAGACTTTTTGTCAAAAGTAAATGTAAATATCAATTGCCACAAATACTTGATGGGCATACGGGATGCGTCTTTAATATTAATCAACATTGGAAATTAATGTCAACGGCTTACTGAGCTCTGCATCTTTGCTCGCTAACATTTCCTTTTTAATGGTTTGGTAATCAGGATGGTTTGGATTGTATATTCTTTGTCGGTAGACTGTGCGTGTCTTGCCGGATGGCGTTACTTCAACGCGGGGTTCTAACTTTACTATGGGTCTGTCTTTCATTAATAACTCCTACACGATTCGCTAAAGCATCTAGCGTCGTCACCGTATGTTAAAAATTTAATAACAATAATAGTAATAAAAGAGGTAATAGCGATTGTGAGGATTAAAAAGGAGATTGCTTTTAGAATTTGCATTGTCTTTACTTGGTTGCCAAAGCCTCTTGGCATATTAAACTTTCATTGCCTCTTTATGGGACTTGTGTGCCCCTGCAACTTTCTGTGCCGTGTCTGCCTGTTGATTCTGCTGTGCCATCTTAGCCTGGGCTTGCATGGCTTCCGCGTTTTTCTTGCGGATTTCCTCAACCTTGCGCTTCTCACGAACAAATGTAGGGTCAACATTTAAGAAGTCTGCGGAACCCGCCACAATCCTATCTCCGTCAACATTGTCCTTTGCATCAGGAATAATGCCATTGATCGCACCGACAATCTGTAACCAAGTGGTAAGACCTCCAAGGGCAGCGGCGCGCTGGGCTTTAGCAAGGGGGGATTGGAAAACTACGCCTATATCCATCTTGTTGTCTTTTGAAACCAGTTCTCTTGGAGGTGTAGGGAAAAGCCCACGGCTATTTATAATGTCGAAAGCTCTTAACTGTGATTGTCCTATCTTCTTGGTCATACGACCAACGACAGGGCCGACAAGCTCAAGAGCTTCTGTTATGCGTTGATTGACTTCGGGATTGTTCATGTCCTTTGATACGTTGCTCATGGCCTTGAATAAGTTCAGGAAGAAACCACGATCAATTAAGTCTTGCTCCATCTGCATCATTTCAGTGGACAGCTTTGGGTCATTGCCTGTTGGAATCTGGAAGTAATCATCTTTGGTGTATTTTGTTTTATCGTAGTAGTTCATCGCGTCAGGGTTTTGAGAGAAACGACCCATCCAGAAACGTGCGGGCATTGCAGATGCGCCTCCCGCTGCCTTCATAGCAAACTTTAGATTGGTCTTCTTCTGTGCGTTAGCGAGCTTGATTGAAGCCAGAACATCCATAGCTGGGCTGTATGCCATGTCATCCCCAGACTGAATCCAGAACTCAAGCACGGCATAAAGATTGGTATTGTACCCGCTTTCATCAAACTTATGTTCTTCTTCGGGATAATACCAGACAGACCTAAAGGGCATATTAATTGCATCTTTTTTGGACGCGTCCCTAATGTCGCGAGGACCCACGTAATGCTCAATATCAAATAACTGGAAATACTTATCTGCATCTAAGGCTTCCTTTACGTTCTTAGGTATTGCATTAGGCCAGCGTTCTTTGATCTGGACTGCGGTGTATTTGAACCTGCGGAATAGACCAACGATTTCCCCGCGATAATCACGCTCATACGAGCATTGCTGAACCGGAATGGATGTGTACCTAACATGAGTAAGCCAATCTTCTTCTGTTGCAAGCGGAGAAGAACCGGCCCATAAATCATCTGTGTAACACTCAAGAATTTGTTCGTTCCAGTTTGAGGCATTGTTTATGTCGGTTTGAATATCAGAGCAATCTTTAAAGTAACGCTGCACATTACCGGACTGCATCTTCTTTGGGTCAATAGTTGTAAACCCTAGCCATTTATTAACTGAACTGGTGAGCTTGGAATGGAACCCGCAAGCAGATTCTCTTAAAGCTAACTTGGCTCTTGAATCAAAAAGGTAAGCGTCATTCAAGCGCATGTCTTCGACTTTAATTGTGGTGATCCAGGCTTTTGACGGAATACAAAAATTAGCCACATCTTGAAGATAAGAATAGCGGTTGCCATCCTTCGATTTGAGATAAACAGATTTCATTACCAAGTTTTTAATGTCTGTATTTGTGGAAACTATTGGAGGCATATTTAACCACCGATCAGTGAACTAGATTGAATTTCTGAACCTGTTAAAATTCCTAATCCGCCCGTCATATCAGTTTGACCACCGCTTGCCAATAAAGTTGCTCTTTGATCGGATACTGTGGACGCGGCAGTTGTATTGGCTGTTGATTGACTTGGGGTTGTTGGAGCTGTCTGTGACGGTGATTTGGGGGATGATGTCAAAGCAGAAACGCCTTCTCCTATGCCAGCACCAAGCAAAGCTCCTATGACAACATCAATAGCCATCTACTTATCCAATCTTTTACAAAGCTGCATATCTGTTTTATCGTACCCCATCCTTATCAAGGCCGGACTCCAATCAAAAGCAAATTTAATATGATGGGTGACAATCTTAACACCTAAAAGTTTTAACTGTTCATCACACCATTTAATTAAAAATAATCCGTAACCACGTTTTTCAGGATCAACGTAAATTATATCTTCCGTCGCTGTTAAGCATTGTTTATAGTGAAGATTTGGCCGCACAACGTAGACAGCGTATCCAACAAGTTTTGTATCAATATCCCGCATTGAATACGCACGTATCATCCCCATGTTTTGCATCTTCAAATATAATTCATAGTCTGGGTCAAGTGGGATGTCTTTGTAATGGGCTATTTCTTCCCAATGTTTTTCAAGGAGAGGCTTTACTTCTTCAAGCAATTCCGCTGTTAGTTTTTCTTCTGCGAATTTCATTTATAACATATCCTTATTCTAAAAAGGATTGTTGTCAAGATGGTTTTGATATTTCTTTAGATGATGCTATTCTGAAAACATCCTGGGCTTCACCAAGCATACCGTATAAAAGGCATTTATCTGCTGATGGCCCTTGCGCGTGGATGTGTGTTGGCGTTTGTCCAGTCAAGTCTTTAGCGATTACAATGACTTGATGATGGTCACTGATATTGCCTAACAACCTTGCGATTGATTCCTTTGCTTCCCTTGCGGCCTTGGCGTTCTGTCCTTCGCCTTCGATAATCATATCTTCTGACATTTAATCCCCCTTATTAGTCTGCGTGTTGTTGTAGTCTTGAAACATCCTCTTGTCCTGTGCTGCGTGTGTTCGTGAAATTATCATCTGCTACTCTTTGCTGTTCTGGCTGTCTACCGGATTGGAACCTCTGATCTGTTAAATTAAGAGAGCATCCATACTGCGCCATCTTCCAAACATCACCCTTGCCTGGGCTTCTTTTTATCTGTTCTTTAATTTCTTCCTTTGGAACTAACTGTAAAAGTCCCTTTCCATTAACAAAAGAAACGTCATGCTTCAAGTCTTCAATCGTATGTTTACTGCGTGGATTGATTGATGCTATACCTGCATAGGCCCGTTTCTGTGCGATATAGGCGATCTCAGCCCTCATATTTTGGTAAACTGGACGATTATTGCGTAATGTTGTGGTTAAAGAGGCTTTTGAAGGCGCGCTTCCGTTAAACTTAATTAACTGGATGCCCCCCAGGAAGCTCTCATCCATTCCTTGAAGCTCAAGAAACATGTCTGCACCTATACCATCACAGTCAACAATAATCCAATAACCGTCAATCCGCTTGCATATTTCAATAGCTTTTAGTGCTTTCTCGGTTGGGGACATGATGGTTTTGGAATAGGATTCTAGCGGCAATCCTTCATTGATAGCCAAAAATTCATTATCATCTGCGCCCATGCCGGACGGATCAACGGCTACACCTGAATTGTTTATCCCGCGTCCCATGCTCATGGTGTCAAACCTTGCAATAGCGTGATTTATTACCGCATCAGGGAAAACAAAGTTTGAGGCGTTCTCCATTGGTTGACCTAGCCAAACGTGGTTATAGCTGTCAATGTCAACGGTCCGCATGTTCTCGGCTTCTATCTTGCTTTCTGTGGGGCAGTGCTTGTTTTCGTTGTAATTGATATGGATATGAAGGCAGTCCGGGCGCTTTGCAAACTCTACGTAAACAGGATCATCACTCAATAGCCGGTTCATAGTGAAAAATACTTTAGCCTTGCT